GTTCTCTACCGTCACCGCAACGAGGCCAAGCCGATGCACAAGATGACTGAGCACTGGCAGGCTAAGCCCACCCCCAAGCACTGCCGCGAATGGGTCCAGACCCCCGATGGCCTGAGACCGTGCGGACAGCCCAAGCACAAGGTCGAGGGCGAGGTTAAAGGCCAGTGCAGTGAACACTACGAGAAGCAGCGCCCATACGCAGGCAAGACATACGCGAAGGAGAGAGCAGCGTGACACCCGATATTTGTATCTACCACGGTAATTGTGCCGATGGCTTCACGGCAGCGTGGGCTGTCTGGAAACGGTTCGGCGATAGCGTCGAATACATTCCCGGCGTCTATGGCGAGAGCCCGCCTGACGTGACTGGCAAGAACGTCGTGATTGTGGACTTCAGTTATAAGCGGCCCGTGTTGCTGGAAATGACCAAGACCGCGCGCACCGTTCTGGTGCTGGACCACCACAAGACAGCGGAGGCTGATCTTGCGCAAGGCGGCGGTGAGCAGCGCTTCATGGCTATGGGTATATTTACCGGCCCGGTTCACTGGCAACGCTATCTTGACAATCTGGCGCAGGACGAAATGGAAAACGTCGGGTGTCTGGTTTACACCCTGTTCGACATGGAGCGATCTGGCGCGGGCATTGCGTGGGATTTCTTTCACCCGGACACGCGGCGCCCCAATCTGGTGAACTACGTCGAGGATCGCGATCTATGGCGGTTCAAGCTGGAGCAGTCACGCGAATGCAATGCGTTCATTTTTGCTCATGCCTATACCTTCGAAAACTGGGAGTTGATGGAACTTCTGCTGGAAACCAACCCATCAGCCGCGATGGATGGCGGCGCAGCCATCGAACTGAAACACCACAAGGACGTGGCCGAACTGGCCGCCAAGCTGCGCCGCGAAATGGTGATCGGTGGACAATGGGCGCCGGTGGCGAACTTGCCCTACACGCTGACCAGTGACGCCGGGCACCTGATGTGCGGCCCATACGCCTCGCCAAACCTTCAGGGCGAAATGGTCACTCCGCCCTTCGCCGCCTGCTATTGGGACACCCCTGAAGGCCGCGTCTTCTCGCTTCGCAGCGATGATAGCCAAGGCGGCGCAGACGTTTCCGAAATCGCAAAGTCCTACGGAGGCGGCGGGCACAAAAACGCCGCTGGCTTCACCATGCCGATTGGCTGGGAGGGCGATGCCTGATGGCCGACAACGATCAAATCAGTCTTTCCCAATCGTTCCAGCCTTCAATCTGGTACGTCGCCTTCCTCGATCGCGAGCGGGAAGACTGGTTTGATCTGCTGTCGCCAAGCTGGGCGCGGCACGTCATGGCCTTCGCCTACCTGAAGCCCCTCGATTGCTGGCTGTTCGTGGATCCGAAGCTGCACCGGCATGAAATATCCGTCGTGCCCGACCACCTGGTGCGACCAGTGCTTACCGAAATGTATATGCACGAGGTCAAGATCCTCCGCATCGACCAGCAATCCGGCAACCCGTACAACGCCAGGATCGGCAACTGGTGCACCCAGACCATTGCCCGTCTCGTCGGAGTTCGCAGCCGTGCGTTCCGGCCAATAGCCTTATACCGCGATCTTATACGCTCAGGAGCAGTCCCCGCTTACGAGGAATCTGATGAGCATCAAGACCAAAGCGCCGGAGATCCAGGAAGACCCGGCGACCAAGAAACTCCGCGAGCAGGCTGAGGCGCGGGCCGACGCCACGCGGTTCGGCGAAGCACAAGAATTCACCAGCGATGCAACACAGCGCGTCGTTCGCCGTTTCGGTGCACGTGCCGCAACGGCCGGCGCCAGCGGGACTGCGGCATTCAATCCATTCGCATTTGGTACGGGCGGTTCCGGCACGTCGTTCAGCGGATTCAACCCTCAAAATCTCGGCCTCCAGTCCGGAAATATCTCACCGCAAGTCTTCCGCAGAGCGTCATCTGGCGGCCTGCAAGGACTCGGCACTATGGTTCCGAGGTTCTAGCGCATGGCCGAATTTCACGACGCAAACACGCCCGAAGGCAAACTGCTGCAGCGCATTACCGCGGCCCGTTCTGACAGATCGACGGTGTCATCTGCGCTCAACAGGTTCTATGAGCTGGCCTTGCCATTCCGGGCCCCGATTTCCTCGACGGTCACGCGATCGACCCAGACGCGCCTCGAGGAACAGGAAGACATCTTCGACGATACGCTGCAGACGACGGTGCTCGACTTCGGTGCCGAAATGATGGACCGGTTTACGCCGCACTATAAGCCGTGGGCAGACCTGAAGCCGGTCAAACAGCTCGATCCCTCCCAGAAAAAGGCCGGTCTTGCGCTCATCAAGGAGCGGCAGGAACTGATCTATGCGGAGATCAAGCGTTCGGATTTCTATGAACAGTCCAGCCAGCCCTGGCTCGATGTGGCCGGCTCCAAAGGCGGCATCGTCATCCCATACGCCAAGTCAGGCGAGAAGATTCACTGCACACCGATTGTGATGTCCAGCCTGCTGGACGACATGGGGCCATTCGGCGATCTCGACATGCGAGCGCAGGAATTCATCACCAAGCGCAAGCACCTGAAGAACCTGTTCCCGAAGATCGATATGTCGAAAATCCTGCTGCAAATTCGCGGTGACGATGAAAGAGACGTGGTCGTCGTGCAGGGCAATTACCGCCTGTATGGCGGGAAAAACGACTGGATGTTCTTCGTCGTGATTGACGGGCGTGTCGCCCAGATGAAGGCCATGAAGGGCATGGGATCCTGCGCTGTTCAGGTTCTGCGCTGGTCGGACGCGCCGTTCTCGACATGGGGGCCGGGCGCCGCCATCCCGGCAATGCCATCGGCCAACACGCTGCAGGAACTCGGCTATCTATTCCTGAAGAATCTCGCCAAGCGAATTGACCCCCCGTTCTCATACCACGAGGACGGGCTGTTCAACCCAGAAGGCGGCGTTGACGCAGGTATGGCCCTGCCGCGCGACGGACAGTCGGGCGGCATCGAATGGCTGATCCCTGACCAGGATCTCGATGCTGCGATGTTCGAGCGCGAATTGCTGCGGATGAACGTCAAGAAGGCGATGTTCCAGGATAAGCCAGAGCAGGCTGGCCGCACACCGCCGACGGCAACGCAGTGGATTGATGAGCGGGCGCAGACAGATCGCCGCCTGCAGCTGGCCCGTCTTCGCGTCTACAAGGAATGGGTGCTTCCCATCCTCGAGCGCTTCAACTGGATCATGACAACACGCGGCGACCTGCCACCGCTTGAACTCGACAGCGGCACACAGATCGAAGTCAGCTTCGAAAACCCGGTGACGAAATCGTCCGATGCGGAAGAAGTCTCGCGATCAATGAACCTCGCGCAATCTGCGGCCGGCGTATTCGGCGAGCAGTTCCTGGCGAACGTCGATGCGGTGGATACGATCACCAACTGGAAGGAAAAGCTGGGTGACGAGCTTCTGACCATGAAGGCATTCGATGACCAGTCCGAAAGCATGCAGGGCCTGCTGTCGAACATGAGAAATCTGAGCAAAGGAGGATAACCGTGGAAGGGCGCACAGTACGAAAATTCAAGGATCTCGTCGTCGGAAAAGACGAGGGGCCGCAGCTTTCGAAGGTGCATGCCGCCTTTCGATCAATCGCCACATTGCCAGCCGGAGCGGTAATTGAGGCGTGGCTGCTGAACATTCTGGCACAAGCCGATCCACTCGGAATTCCTGACGGTGCGTTCAGGGAAACGTCCGCCCGTCGTCGAATGGCACGAGAAATAGTGCACTTCATGGCCGAGGATCCCAATGTCGAACGAACTGGAACAGCCAACGCAAGACCCGACGGAGACGCCCCAAGTGGAGGCGGTCGCAAGCGACACCTCTCCAGCCCAGGACGAAAGCCAGGAGACACCGACTGAGGCAGTTGCTGAGGCAGCGCCCGTCGATGCACCCGAAGCTGAGGCTCCTGAGGCGGTAGAAACTGCCGAGACGGCCGAGCCGGATGGCTCCTATGCCTGCGCTGAAGCGCTCAGCTTCGTGCCGAACGTCAAGATCGTCTCCGATGTGAACGGCGGTCGCAAACTCGAATTTGGAGCCGCTGAATAATGGTTGACGACGTCACCCCCGCCACACCTGCCGCGGCAACGCCTGCTGCTGCAGCGACCCCTGTATCCGCCGTGGCCGCAGTTTCTGCCGCAGCTGCAGCGCCTGCGTCGATGGCTGATCCAGCCGCTGCCGCAGTTGCTGCTGAAGCTGCAGGAACGCCAGAGGCGGTCGCCGCTGAAGGCTGGGACGTCACGAAGCTGGGTGAAGGATACGTCAAGGACGGCAAGCCGGACTTCGATGCCATCACCGCCGCGCTGGGCAAGGTCCATGTGGACATGCCGGCGGAAGACGCCACCTATGACCTGTCATTCGGCGAAGGCTTCGACATCAAGGGCGAAGACGGCGAGATCGCCAAGATCGACCCGGCTGATCCTCGCGTTGCCGACATGACGACATGGGCCCGTGAAAATGGGATCGGCCAGAAAGCCGTGTCGGGCCTGATGGCCATCTACGGCAACATCATCAAGGACGCCCACGGGCAGAATTCGACCGGCGCTGCCGAGCGGATGGATGCCGAATGGGCGAAGCTGGACCCCGATAAGGGCAAGGCACAAGAGCGAGCCACCAAGGCCGCGAACGGAATCTACCAGGCGCTGGGTAAAGAAAATGCCGCCCTGTCGTCCCGGTTCATCGATGCGATGGCCGACGCCGACATGGTGAAGTTCACGGAAATTGTTCTCGACCGCATCGGCGGCGAGGGCGCGGCATCACCGACTGCGGCGGATCTGGGCACATCGAAAGTGCCAGACGCCAAAGTCTTCTTCGATCACCCCACGTCTCAGAAGCGGAGCTAAAACCTGATGGACGCGACTCGTAACCCTACCCTCGCCGATCTGAAAGCCCGCCTGGATGCCAATGGCAAACCTGCGCGCATCATCGAGATTCTGATGCGTGAAGATGGCATCCTCGAAGACATGCCGATGATCGAGTGCAACCAGAAAACGAAGCACGTCACCACGCTTCGCACCAAGCTGCCGACCCCGGTCGCCCGCCTGTTCAACCGCGGTACGCCGGCCACCAAGTCGGACGTTGGCACGATTGAAGAAGCGCCGATCATGCTCGAAGATTGGGCTGAAGCAGATGCCGACATGGTCGACAAGAACGGCGAAGGCTACCGGATGGGCGAGCATACCGCGCACATCCAGGGCTTCAACCAGGAAGTCGGCCGCATGGCCTTCTATGGCAACTCGAACCTCAATCCGTTCGATGAGTTCATGGGCCTCGCGCCTCGCTACAACTCGCTGACCGACCCCGAACTGCAGGATTATACCATCACGGGCGGCGGTGCCGCCAGCAACAACACCTCGATCTGGATGATCAATTGGGGTGAAGAAACCACGCATGCCATCTATCCGGCCGGCTCGCCTGCGGGCCTGAGCCACAAGGATCTTGGCAAGCGCGTCAAGACCTATGTCGACGGCTCCAGTGTTGAGCGGAACATCGAGGTCTATGACGACAAGTATGCCTGGGACATCGGCTTCGTTGTCCGCGACTACCGCTCGATCGTTCGCATTCCGAACATCGACGTCACTGCCCTGAAGGCCGATCCGACCACCGGCGGCGCTGACATCTACGAGCTGATCAGCCGCGCTCAGGAACGCATTCAGGGCAACGGCCGCACTGTCATCTACGGTAACCGCAAGGTCCGTGAGTTCGCGCGTCTCCAGGCGCAGAACAAGAAGAACGTGCGGATCACCCCGAACGAAGTAACCGGCAAGCGGGTGATGGATGTCGACGGCATTCCGTTCCGTCTCGCCGACGCCCTGGTCAACAACGAGGCCACGGTCTCTTAAGGCCGTCAGCAAACAAAGGAAACGAACATGATTGGTGACGCGCTACTTCTTACTTTCGATGGTGCCGACGCAACAGCCGGTGCCCTGCACACGTCGACAAATATCCCGCTCCCGGCATACGATTTCGGGGTACAGGGTGCCGAGCACCTGGACGTTATGTTCCAGGCTCACTCGGTCCTTACCGCAGCAACTCGTGTTGAACTGATCTTCCAGACCTCTGCTGTGGCGAACTTCGCAACCGTCGACGTGGTCGGCTCGATCCTGTCGACCAATGCGAAGTATCGGACATCACCGTTCGAGCCGCTGTTCCTGCGCCTTAGCCGCCGGATGCTGGAGTTCAACCGCCTTATGGTGAACTTCGCGGTTCAGCCAACTGCCGGCACGTTCACCGCTGGTCTGGTTTCTGGTGTCAACACGCGCCGGAACTTCCCGAAGGGCTATTCGCACTAACAGGGGCATTCTGGGGATCATACAAGAGGGCTCGGCGTTGTTGCCGGGCCCTTTTTTTATTGGTGCGTACATTGCCGGATGGGCTGGATTTATCGTCGGCATTCCAAATAGGGAGTAAGCAAAATGGACAGTGATACGATTCAAGACGACCCAACAGTTGAAGTGCGACTGGTTGGCCCTGCCTATATCGGCGAGGAATATTTCGTAGCAGGCACAGAACTGCGTGTTCCGAAGTCGATGATGGACGCATGCACGGCGATGCGGCCGAAAGACGAGGACTTCGAGAAGCCGAAGATGCGCGACCTGTCATCGAAGGCGATGGCGACCCAGTCGCCGGCACGGATTGAGGTGGTTTCGCGCGTGAAGCCCGACCGACCGAGAGGGCTCAGCCGCTCACGCTGCAGGCCGCGGGCAAGGCTCCGAAGCTGACCGGCCACGGCACGGGGAAGCCCAAGCCACCAGCGCCGGCGGTGCCAACAGCTGAAGAAGCGACGTTGGAGGAATGCCGCACGGCTGCATCCGGCGTTGATATGGCCGCTCTGCCAGCCGATTCTCTGACGCCGAAAGGCTACATGAAGAAGGCTGTTCTCGAACAATTGGTTGGTAAGCCGGTCTCGATGCCCGTCTTCCTTGACTTCATGAAACAAGACCCGGAGTAACGCTTCCTCCCGATTGCGCCGGATCTTGAGAGCCCCCCGTCGGAGCGCCCCGGCGGGGGGTTTGCTTTTGCGGTGCGTACATCTGACGCCTGTAACAGCGGCATCTTGTGGGCATGACCCTGTACGCCGCCCCCATTGAAGTGATGAATTCGATGATGCTGATGATCGGTGCAAAGCCGATCAATAGTATCCACGATCAGTCCAAAGAAAACATCGTTCTTCGCCAGCTCTATGAGCCATTGGTGCAGTCGGCGCTCTGTCGCCACGCCTGGACATGGGCCACGAAGACGACGGTGGTTCAGTCATCCTCGCAGTCAGTGGATGGCAACTATCTCTACCCGGTGCCGTCCGACTTCCTGAACGTGCGCTGGGTGCGCGCCGGCGGCACTGACATCCAGGTCGAGCACATGGAAGATGGGCACCTGAGCCTGCCGTTCCTGTCCGACCTCGAGCTTCACGGCAACTGGCGGGTGCCAGAGGCGCGGTGGCCGGCCGACTTCGCGGAAGCGATCGTTCTATCTGGGTATGGGATGCTGCTGCGGTCGCTGCTGAATGACTTCATCCAGGCTGATCGTGCTGACGATAAGGCCGAGAAGAAGCTGCGCTTTGCGATCGTGCGTGACCGTCGCCAGATCCGGGGCCGCGACATCAACCAGAATTCTGTGTTGTTGAACGCCTGGCGCGGGAGAAAAACTCGTGGCTCGGCGTAGAACCTTCTCGAATGACCTCACCGCCGGAGAAATCGGCCCGGAGTTCCTGCAGCGCACTGATGAGGAATTGCTCAACAAGAGCGCCCAGACGCTGGGGAACACGATTGTCCTGAACGCTGGCGGCGCGCGTCGGCGTCCGGGTGGCCGGCCCCGTGTGGCGACCAGTGGCGTGAAGCGCCGCCTCGAAGTGTTCGACCTGACCGACGATGACCTTCGCGAGGTTGTGATCTCGGCCGGCAAGCTGGAAATCTTCGACGGTGTGACGCTCGAGGATACGATTGTAGGGCCGTGGCTGGAAACCGACATCGACACTATCACGGTCGTCAACGGCGACAATGAGTTCTACATTCTGGGTGGCTTCCCGATCCAGGTGCTTGCTTATGATGGCGCGACGTTCTCGATGGGCGCCTTCGTGTTCTCGAGCGGGATCGGTTCGGCCCTTCGCCAGCCATATTGGAGATTCGCCGCCAAGGGCATCACGCTCCTGCCGTCGGCTGCATCCGGTACGATTACGGTCACGGCATCGTCTGCGGTCTTTGTCGCTGGCCATGTCGGCACTCGGTTCCGCTATCTCAATAATGAGATTGAGATCACGGTCGTTACCAGCGATGTTCTTGCCACAGGTACGGTCATCACGCCGCTTTATCCGACGGTTCAGATCACGGTCAGCAGCGTGGCGCCTTACAAGGTCGGCCACATCGTCAAGGGCGACACGACAGAGATCCAGGGGGCAGGTTGCGGCCGTTGGCGTCGGCACGATCGATGTCACCCTGCTGGATGGCTACACCTATTTCGATGCGGCGAAGTGATTGTGTCTCCCGAGGGCAGGGCGACAGCGTCAGGCGTGTCTCTGGTCTCGCCGGCAGCGTCAACGATCTGGGACGAGCAGATGGTCAGTTCGGTGAGGGGATACCCTCGCACGGGCGCCCTGCACCGCAACCGTCTTATCCTGGCCGGCTTCCCAGAGGCGGCGAACGCTGTTGCCGCATCGGCCATCGGGTTCCCGAAAGACTTCGACCTTGGCTCTGCAGCCGATCAGGACGCCTTCATCGAAGCGCTGGGCGATGATCCAAACGCAGCCATCCGCCATATCATCGCCGCTGAGCAAATGGTCCTACTGACCGATCGCGGGTGCTATTATGTGCCGGAGAGCGAGCAGTCGCCGCTGTCGCCGACACGGGTCCAGTTCCTGCGCATTTCACCCGATGGCGCGTCGAGGGTCCGCCCGATCCTGACGCCTGAAGGCGTGGTCTTCGTCGACAATGCAGACAGGCTTCTGGTCATCGCCGCCACCGGTAGCGTCCGGGCATCATGGGCAGTGTCCGAATTGTCACTGCTGGCGAAACACCTGGTCACCGGCCCGATTGAACTGACCTATGTCGATGGTCTGGGTGCGCGCTCTGAGCGCTACATTCTCGTTCGCAATGCGGATGGTACGATCGCGGTGATGAACTATCGCCGCGGCGCCGATCAGGCTGGGATGACGCTCTGGACGCCGGCGCCGGGCACGGACTGGCAAGCCTTCGCCGCATGGAAAACCGGCCTGTATTGTGTGCATGACGGGATCCTGTGCGACATCGACCTCGATACAGTGATGGACCTGCAGTGTGACTATTCTGCCGCATGCCCGCTGATGACGGGCCGGTCGGTCTACGTCATGCGGGGCAACCAGGTCTGGCGGGGCCCGTTCACCGTCGATGGGTCTGGCTTGATTGACGGGATTGCGCCAGCTGCCGGGCTCGCGATTGGCCATGACTTCCGCGTGTCGGTTCGCCCGAATGCGCCGGTCAGCAAATATATCGGGTTCGAACGCCGCCGCTATCCGCGTCTCTGGGTGGACGTGCTCAACAGCGGCGCCTTCCGCGTCAATGGCGATCTGCGCACGGGCTGGACATCGCTGGATGACATCGAGGCCCCCGCACCGTGGATGACCGGTGGTCAGGAGCCGTTCTTCCTGCTGGGCTTCGATCCAAATGAAATGCCTGAAATCAGTCAAGAAGTCGGAGAGGGTGCGCCGTTCCTGCTGCGCTCGATGACGTTGGAGGTATCCTACTAATGGCCGCTGCCGCACCATTCATCGGAGCCGGAGCCGGAGCGGTCAGTTCCCTCGCAGGCGGCTTTGCAAAGTCACGCTCACTTGATGCCCAGGCTAAAAGCGCAGACTACCGGGCCAAGGGCATCGCCCTTCAGGGAAAGCAGATGGCCGCAGAGCGGGCGACCGACCTCAACGACGTGCTGTCAACGATCGATGGTATCCGCAGCCAGCGGAACGTCTCTCTCGACAGCCCAACGGCGATGGTCATCGAACGCCAGCGGATCAGGAAGAATGCTGAGGTCAGCAACGCTGAACAGCTGGGCGTTGGTCAGGATCTCACATCTTCGAAATATGAGGCCAGCCAGTACCGGGCGGGCAAGAAGTTTGCCCTGATCTCCGGTGTTGCAGGCGCTGTCGGCTCGCTGGCTAGCGCATTTCCGGCGGGGGGCTGATCATGGCTGATGGTTTGCCAGACGTTCAGGGCCGGGCGATCACTGCACCGGGCGAGATTCGCGGCGCCGGTGTGGCAGATGCACAGGCCGCGTCCATGTTCGACAAGGTGGCCGGCGCTGCCCAGCAGATCGGGCAAGTCGTCAATGCGCGCGCCGTCAAGCAGGCCAAGAAGGATGCGCTGAAGGACTTCAACGACCGGGACCAGTTGCCGAAGACATCGGCGCTGACAATCTCGGCAAGTTCAACAAGCGCAGCGGCGCGCTGGGTCTCCAGACGGCCGGCGACCACGCCTACAACGCGATGGTCGAAACCCTCTATTTGCAGCGTTCGAAATCCGACATCGCCGCGAAGGCCGCAGAGCTGCGCGCTGACCCGAAGAACTTCGGTAATGTCGAAAAGTTCGATGAGGGCATGAGCGCGTTCCGCGATGGGATGGCGGAAGACGTCGACCCGAACTTCGCTGAGGAAGTCTTCTACGAACTGGATTCGGTTCAGCAGACGGTGCGCGGGCAGGTCGCTGGCGATCGTCAGGCCGCAGTCATCACCGAAGCCAAGCAGGCGATGGACACAAATCTGTCCGAGGCCGAAGACGGCATTGATGCCATCCTGCGCGAGCGCGGCCCGTCGGCGCTGCTGGATGATGACGTCGTCAAGCTGATGGGTGAACTGGCCGACCAGCGCGCGATCAAGGTGGCGCTCCCGGTCTATGGATATTCGCAGGAACAGGCCGATGCCGAAGACGGCGCATTCCGCACCAAGCTGGCAGTGTCGAGCGCGCTCCCAACGATCGAGGCACACTTCAAAGACAAGGGCTATGCGGCGACGCTGCAGTTCGCAGATGACGCGGCGGCAGCGCGCAAGGGATCTGCCAAGGACCGGAATACGCTGCGTTCAGCGCTTCGTCAGGAAGTCAACCTGCTGCAGCAAAACCGCAATGCCATCCTCGCTGAGCAGGAAGCTGCGGAGAAGGCGCGGAAAGCGCAACTCGAGGATCTGGGCGACGAATACGACAAGCGCGCGACCGATGTCCGGTACCGCCCTGGTGCGACTACGGATGAGAAGGTGGCGGCTGTGCTGGCGACGCGCCCATACGTGTCGACGGCTCGCTATGGCACCCTGATGGCCGCCGTCTATGATGAGACGACGAACAAGGGCGTCGGAGACACCGAGTTCACGCAATACCGCATCATGGCCATGCGCAATGAACTGGACGTGGATCAGGTCATGGAACTTAGCCAGTTCACCAGCACCCAGCGTGACCAGTTGCTCGACGAGATTGAGAAGACCGGAGATAATGTCAGGAAGACTGGTATCGACCGCATCAAGGCGTCCTACAAACAAGGCACAACAGGGGATAGG